TGTTTATAGATGTATTTCAAGATAGCTCAGGAATTACTGGTTTAACTAATGCTACAAGAAACTCTAATGAATACATTTCAACTGTTGTTGCAGCAGTCAATGGAACATTAACAAATTTTACTTCTTCAAATTGGAATGCAGGAAGTTTATCTTCTTATTCTATTGGTACTGGTACTTTTTCAACTGGTGGTTCACCTGATGAAGATGGTATGCCAAACACAATAGGTGCTTCTTCTGAATTAGATTTTGGTGCTAATAAACCTTTTCAAATACAAGGTGATATGCAATCAGTAGGAGCAACTGGTCAGTCACCATATTTTATTATTGGTGCAGAAACAAACTTTCCATCAGGAAGTCCATCTAATACTTCTTCTTATACTATTGGCAATTTTCCAAACTCATCAGTTAGAATTAGAGTTAATATGTCTGGTGCTTCAGGTGGTAATAGACTTATCTTTGAAGATAAAGATAGTTCAGGAACAGTATCAACTATTGTTGCTTATGAAGACGCTATAAATGTTAATAACACAACAATTTTAATTGAGAGAGATGGTAATGGATATATTAAAATTTATAGTAATGGTGTATTAAAAGGTACTTCTGTTAATGCAATTACCGCAGATTGTGCGATTGCTTTAGGTTCATCAGGTGGAAGTCCTAATTCATTCTCAATAAGTAATTTTAAATATTCAATTGGAACACCTGCTTCAGCTAATGCAACAGGCTCATTTGAAAGCAATGCAATTACAGCTCCATCAAGTGTTTCATCTATGGGTGCTATAATTAGTTACCAAGACCAATCAGGTACTAACGCATTAAATACAGATATTGTTTTACAACTTTCAGCAGATGGAACTAATTTTACGACAGCTACACTTACAGCTATGCCTGATTTTAGTAGTGGCATTAAAATGGCTAAAGTAAATGATTTGACTATTCCAAATGCTGGAACGCAATTAAAATATAAAATAAATTTTGCTAATCAAGCTCTTGGCTCTAAAGAAGCTAGAATTAGAGCCGTAAGCTTACAATACTAATGGCTAGAAAAAAGATTACCCCAAAAGTGTACGCAGAGTACACAGCAGGGGTAAGACTTTCAGCACACGAAAAGTTATGCGCTGAGAGAATGAAGAATATCCAAGAGAGTATTAAAGAATTATTTAAAGAAGTTAAATCTTTGAGAACTGAGGTAAGCAAAGGTAAAGGTGCAATAAGTGTATTAGTCTTTTTAGGAACAGTTGTTGCAGGAATAATAGGATTTTTTCAGTTTAGATGAAATATGTCCTTGTAATGTTTCTTTGCATTTCAGGGCAAACTTGTATTGAAGAACAAACGTCTCCAGTTGAATATCTAACACACTACGACTGTATTAGTGATGGTTATATTAGAAGTTACAGCTCATTGATGAAACTTGGAGTAGATGTCGTAGAACAAAATAAATTTATAGTAAAATTTCAATGTATAGGAGTAAAAGGTGAAAATATCTGACAATACAAATATTAGTCTACCTGTTCGTAATCTTTTAGCCCTGATTTTTATAATTTGTAGCGGTCTATATGGCTTTTTTCAGGTTCAAGAACGCCTAAATGTACTAGAGACTTCTAAACAGCTTATGGAAGCTGACCTGTTAAAGAAAGCCGAGCAGACACCCAAAAATTTAGAAATGCTGATGTTGATTGAGATGAACGCCAAAATTTTAGAGAAACATCAAATGCAACTAGACGAAAATATTCATACAAAAGTTTTATTAACTGAAGCAAATAAAAAAATAGAAAAACTACAGCAAGACGTAGAAAAATTAATTAGAAATGGGAGTGGTCACTAATGGTTGAGGTAATGGCTTTATTAATGTTTGTTGGTGTAGACCAAAAGTTAGTAGAGTTTACTTATATGCCTACTGTCTCAAAATGTATTGAGAAAAAAAGGATAGCGACTAGGAACAGTAACGCTATGTATATTTGCTCTAAAGTAAAAGCAGAATTATCTCCTGACAATAAGATTATTAAAATAGTAAGAGAATAATGAAAAAGATTATAGATTTTATAGAAAAAGTTATATTAAGATTATTAGGTTACAAATGAGTGAAAAATTAAAAGAACTACATGGTGTATTAGCTGATGAATTGCTAAAGAGAGTAAAAGACCCTGACTGTAAATCATCAGATTTAAACGTAGCAAGACAATTTCTAAGAGATAATAATATAGATGCTGTACCTACTGAGGACAGTCCGTTAGCTAAACTAATGGAAGAACTACCGTTTAATGAAAACAAAAAACCAGTCGTTAAAAATTAAAGATTTTAGAAATTTTTTATATCTAACTTGGAAACATTTACGACTACCTGAACCCACACCTATACAATACGATATAGCAGACTACTTACAAAGAGGTGGTCAGAGATGTATTATATCCGCATTTAGAGGTGTAGGTAAAAGTTGGATTACAGCTTCATACGTCTTATGGAGACTGCTTTTAAATCCTAATATTAACATATTAGTAGTATCAGCTAGTAAAAACAGAGCAGATGACTTTAGTACATTCTGTTTAAGATTATTGTCAGAAATGCCAATGCTTAAACACCTATATCCAAAGTCAGACCAAAGACAAAGTAAAATAAGTTTTGACGTTGCGACTGCTACCGCTTCACAGCAACCAAGCGTCAAAAGTCTAGGTATCACTTCTCAGATAACTGGGTCTAGAGCAGACTTAGTTATTGCAGATGATGTTGAGACTTCAGGTAACACACAAACTCAATTTATGAGAGATAAACTCTCCGAAGCAATCAAGGAGTTCGAAGCTGTTATTAAACCTGATGTATCACGAATTGTTTATTTAGGTACACCTCAAACAGAGCAAAGTATCTATAATAAACTGCAAGAGAGAGGATATAAGATTAGATACTGGACGGCTAGATACCCTAGCGAAAAACAAATGCTAACTTACGGTTCATCTTTAGCACCAACTATACAAAATACTTGGTCTGATGAAATTGTAGGTAAGCCTACAGACCCTACAAGGTTTGACGAAAAAGATTTATTAGAAAGAGAAGCATCTTATGGCCGAATAGGTTTTAATATGCAGTATCAATTAGATAGTTCTCTTTCTGATTTAGACAGATACCCATTGAAATTATCAGACCTGTCAGTAATGACGTTAAATCCTGATAATGCACCTGAGAAGGTTATATGGGCGTCTAGCCCTGAACTGAAGCATAATGATTTACCATGCGTAGGTTTACAGGGTGACGGTTTCTTTAGACCCATGCAAACACAAGGTACTTGGTTAGATTATACTGGTTGTGTGATGTCTATTGACCCTTCAGGTAAAGGTAAAGATGAAACTGCCTATACAGTCACTAAATTCTTAAATGGTAATATATACCTAGTAGATGTCGGTGGTTTCAATAGCGGTTACTCAGAGCATACTTTATCAAAACTTGTAGATATAGCCAAAAAGAACAAAGTTAAGAAGATATTGATTGAGGAGAACTTTGGTCAAGGTATGTTTACTGAACTACTAAAACCATACCTTATAAGGCAATATCCATGTACTACAGAGCCTATTAGACAGCAATCTAACAAGCATAGGCGTATATTAGACACATTAGAGCCTATTATGGCTCAACACAGGCTCATAGTATGCCCTACAGTCATTAAGAAGGACTATGAAGGCACAAACGCTATGTACCCCCAAGAAACAGCTCTAAGATACCAATTATTCTACCAAATCAGTAGATTACAGAAGGGTGTACATACTTTAAGCCAAGACGATAGAATTGATGCTTTACAGATAGGTTGTTACTACTGGATAAGCCAATTAGCTAAAGACCAAGACTTAGCCTTTAAGACACGTAAAGAAGAAACTCTAAGGTTAGAACTAGAGAAATACTTCGGTAGTCCAAATACTAACTCATGGATTAAACTATAGTTTTAACTATAGATTTGCTGATTTTGCCTTATTTATAAGACATATCAATTAAGTGCCACTATAGGGTAATACCATATAGTTTTATCTTTAGTGTCCTTTGTAAAAGAGGGAAAAGAGTAAATATATATCAATAACAAGTCAGTTATAATTAAACAGATAGTTAAACCTTATGTCAAACAAAGTGATATACTTTAAGAGTGTCTTTAGGAATTTTAAGCCTGATGACAAAGTTAGTAAACTTATTTCTGAAGCTATCAAAGAAGGAAACACTAGGTTTGTTGTAAGTAAAACTAAAATACCTCGTATGGATAGCAAGAAGTTTATCCTGAAGCATACTGAAGATTTTCTTGGGTATGCAGTTGATTATTCGCTTAAAGAAAAGTTTAGTGATGTTCTTGGTGTCTTTGATACCATAGAATAATTTGGCATAAATATCTGACAACCTTACGTATAGGCTCGAAAATTTTTTTACCCCCTGCGCCCATTTTATATTACGATAGGGGGGGGGTGTCTTACGCAACAGATGTTGCATTACAAACAAACAGAAACCTTATGTTCTAACAATTTACGGTAGTCTTAGAGACTAGTGACTAATGATTTTGTTGATTTTTTATAGTAGTTGCGAATGATTATCATTCTAAACTGCAATAATTAAATTGCGTTCATCTCTCTCATTATCTGTTTTGAAATTATTTGATTGTATTAGGTGATGGAAAGTTAAGTATTTCTTCCGTTGTTATATCATCATGCTTTTGTATATCTTCATTCTTACCTGCAAATTCCATCATAGAGTAAGGTATAACACATAGGAACTTAGACCAACGTAAGTTATTCTTTATTGGTACTGAATGTATTTCTTCTTTAGTAATAGTATGAAAGAAGTAGTACTTATCTTTTACTTTTTGACAAGCTACAAGTTTAGGTGACAAGCCTTCAGGATATATCATTATAATCCTATTAGCACATTGGTCTGTAACCTTAGATACATCTATTTGATGACTAGTAAACAAGTGTACGCAACCATGAT